CTGCCGTGTCTGTTGGACGGGCACGCCCCTCTTCCACCTTCGCATGGGGCAAGAGTTCGTCTTTGAGAGAGACGATGAACTTTTGGTCGGTGAGCGGCTTAACCTTAGCTTGGGATTCAAGGGCTTCCACATCATGAACAATGGAGGCGACGGGATGGTACCCATCAGCCTCCAAAACAAAAAATTTCTTCTTCCCGTCAGGCTTTTGCAAAACGTAAGGCACGTCTTGTGGGCCATAACCGGACGAAGTTGTCATGACAATGGGCTTCATGTATTCTTTGCCAGGAACGCCGTTGATTGCTTCAAATAGCGTGAGGGGCTCACCTTCCGGGGGTTTCCCAAACTTGAGGTGGATTTGATCCGCCGCTTGTTTGAGAAGATCAAGCCGGTTTACGGGCAACTTTGAGGTCGCTCGCTTCACCGCCTTTTGATATGGCCAAATCTCTTCGCCTTGGGGGCTAATAAACTTGCGCATATGTGGAGGTGCCTTCACGCTTGGGTGAAGTTTAGGATGATTGTGCAAAACTGAGGGGACGATTTTCGTCCCGCGAGCAAGCTGCACATACTTGCCAGGAGCTAGCTCTTCCATTGAATCAACGGAAATGCCAGCTTCAGTAATTGCCATCTGCGCAGTGAGGGCTCCCGTCACATCAAGTGCCGGTTCCTCATCAATCGTGGACAGCTGTTGTTGATTGAAAAGTGGGGAAAGAAACTCTTGTGAGAGGATGCTGCCAATGACGATGCACATGCCTTTATGGCCAGCGACATGGAGCGCGCAAAGTTTGCGCGGGACGCTGGTGTTTTGAAGCATGTAAACCGCCCCACAGTCACCTGGAGTGGTGGCCGCGTTGGCCCGGATGAACCGTGCCAAGCTCACTTCTCTGGGTAAATTGTTATGATCGTAAAAGTCATAGGTAACTGACTTTTGTAATTGGACTTCAACTTTATGCAAACGTTGCGTATACTGATTTCTCAGCTTCGGAAACGATTCACACACGATCAAATTGCTGAAGTCCGCATTGAGGTCCTTGTCTTGAACGAAATGCTTGTGAATGTTTTTAAAGGCTGGCAAAGTCTTTGGGAGGTAAACCCCCATGACATCCGACCCCAAAAACACAAGTTTCAAGTCCGACAAATGGAATTGCTGGGTGGCAAAGCCATCCCTATGCATCGTAATGAGGATGCTTTCAGGTGGCTCTTCCAACCCCTCAATGTAACGGAAAATGTGGCAAGGCATCACGGCGATATTATCACGTATGCCAACCCCTTTCATGTAATTAAACACAGTCCCATACCTGGAAAAATCCATTTGGAACTGATTCGATCTAACTTTGGACACAAGGAGGTCGGCAACTTGAGGGTCACTTAGTGAATGTGCCACCATTCCCGGTTTGCTAGAATTTTCATCCAGCTTGGGGGCGTTTTGGGCTGTTGGTCGAGCGGCTTGCGTCGTTCTAATCACAGTCCTGACACCCTTTGGAACCTCATGAGAAGCGGAGTGAACCACTTGAGCCGTGAGGTTTGGACTTGGCTCTGGGGCTGGGGGGAGGGGAGTTGACGCTTGGGGAGCTCTGGTAAAACTGTTGAACATAGTGGTCGCTAACGCGACAAAGGCAATGGACGTCACAGCGAGTAGCATATATTTCAATGCTGGGTTCTCGTTGAGATAGCCTTTGACTTCAGAAAACAGTATACCTAATTCCTCAAGTTGGGCGGCCATTGCATAAGATAGAAGGAGTGTGGTCGACCGACAGTAATCATGAAGGGAGGAAAGCGCTGTTACAGCGTTGACCACACCTTCAAGGCACATGGCGAGCGTCACATCCAAGTGGCTACCAAGGATTGGCACGTCATTTGGGGGCAGGATTTTGGAAAACCAACACACACGAACAAACTGATAATGATAATTAGTCTGTTCATACGAGTGCACGTTTTTAGATTCAACATGGCCAGTGGTTCTTTGAACACCACCAGGCCTATCCACACCCCCAACATGCCAACTTGTATCGGAAGGAAATGTCGTTGAAACGCCACTTCCAGGGGCTGTACTGAATTTGTGGGCGGTGCCAGTACGAATACCAACTTCGACTTCTGGTATGATAGTTTCAAAAACTTCATCCTCAGTGGCCGAATTGGACCACCAGGTTTTTGCTAATGTCGCAAATGAGGTGTTCCACACCGTTTGTTTGGGGGGGGGGTCGTCACTTGGGTTAGGAACGTGGACGACACGACGTTCATGAAATGGTCTGGGCATGTGGGCAGCAACAGGTTGCAAAGCCTCTTGCTGATGTTTCCACAAATCTTCAGTAGCGCGGGCAGAAAACTGCTCTAGCTCATCAATTTGCCCAGACATTTCAGTTTGACGTTCAAGGAACAAATTCCACATTCGTGAGACCAGCTCATCGACTGTGACAATTTCACCTTGACCATCTGGATGGCCAACTGGCACACGCGGGTTTGGTCGCCAAGAACGCATCTCCAATCTGTATTGTGACAAATCATTGATATTAGTCCCCTTGACGTGGCCCGTCGTGCCATCCCAGTTGGGGTTGCTAACATGCACTACAAAGTCTCGACGACGATGCACTGCGTTTTTATCAGCAAGCTGCGCGTAATGTGTGAGGTCTTCCGTGTTAGATGAGATCGCAACAAACATGGCTATCATAAAGACAACCCCTTTTTGATCAAGGGCTGCCATATCAAGAGGATAGCGCACGCTGTTGACGATCTTCACGAAAGTTTCACACAAGGTTGTACGGGCTTCCTGAGAAGCATTTTGATTAGCGTCATCGAGAAGGATTGTGGGTTGGCCCTGATAGCCGTCCCAAAACCCATCCGAATTCGGTCGCTGATACAATGCTTCTAGGAGTGGAATTGTGGGGGAAATAAACCCATTGGCCTTCATCAGGCCTATGAGTTTTGCGAGAACAATCCGCAACAGTGTGGTTTTACCATGGCCAGGATCGCCAAAAGCGTGAATGGTCACTGGAACGGATCGTTCTCGTAGATACGCCTCAAAATTGTTCAAGCGCTGCATGAACAAATGCAAGGTTTGGTATGCTGCCGCAAAAGGTGCGGCTATGGTGGTAGGAGCTCGTGCGCGGAAAAGCATTTCGCTCAACTTGCCACCACCCAAATACAAATCTCGGATTTTGCGGTTCCAAACCGTGTCATATCCGATTTTTGATGTTGGAACGTTTTCCATCATACTGTGGTACTCTTTCAACCACGTGTCAAGAAGGTCAACGATTGGTTTAAATTCGTCAGGATGGGGTTTTTGAAGAACGGTCGCGTAAATGGCTTGGAAAGCCATCGACGCTATCTTCATAACCCCTTGAACACAACTCAACATTGTGTTCATGGAACCAAGATAGGTTTGGACCTTCTCTTTTCGATGATGGTCCAACCTGACGTTTTCAGGGGGCTTGAGGCTGAAAGTGTGGCAAAGAAGCATGATACAAGTGTACCATACACTCTCTTCCAACTCATCACCTCCATGGGCTCGGACGTTTGGCGCGGTTAGGTAAGATACCAAATCGCCGAGTGAGGACATGAGTCGTTGAAAGTTCAATGCCGCAGAGGCAACTCCTAGACCAGCTAGGAGTTGCGCACCTGCAAACATTTTAGCTTCAAAATTGGGGGCACGCACAATCGATACAATTCCTGTCAAGAGGACAAGAACCCTATCAATCATGTGGGGGGCTGCATCAGCAAACGTGGTTTGAACCACATCCAACAGATGTTTGATGTCATTCGTTGAGGACGAAATGGCATCAGTGAAAGTGTCGACGGAGCGGGTTATAGAATCCGCAAGTACGTCAACTGAACGTTCGACTCGGTCGCCGAACGTGTTTAATGAATTGGTGGCATTTGTTGCCATCATTTCAGCACGATCAGAGAAATCCATTTGCATGGGCACTCTGAACATATGCGCTGATGGCCGGTCCTTCGATGCGAAGGCATGGGCCATATTCACCATTTCCGGAGTAGAAATTTCAGGATGTGACAAAGACAGAGCGAGTCCGTAAAGAGCGGATTCGATGTCTTTGAACACTATCCCTACTGGGGAGGGTTGTGGATTGAGGTCCACAACTGGCTTTGGCAGCGTGGAGAGGGTTGAACCCTCAGCAACACGAGCCACCACGCCGGGCGGGGCCATATGCGCAGTAAGGCGCATGGGCTCCCGCCAGGGGGCATGGGTGTGACTTGGGTCAGTGAGCTCAGCTAATAAAAGCCGGACTTGATCAGCACGTTCGACGTAACAAGTGAATGGCACTCTGAGCGCGTCGTGAAAAAATAACCCATAGTAATTGGGCATGGCGAGGGCGGCTGGAATGCCGTCCATGTCACGCCAATCAGGTGGAGGGGGGGGGGGACGACCATCAATGATGTGCGCTTTACAGCGCACGTCACCTCGATCGTCAATGTTTGTGAAAAAAGTTCCCATAAGCACTGGCTTGCGCTTATTAGGGACCTGCTTCAATTTGCGAGATAGTAGTTGTTGGTGATAAGCATGGAGCAATGGGCTCCTAGCTTTTCGAGCAATAGAAAACAGCCGCAACACATGTCTTATAGACAAGTGAAGCGCCTGCATCTTTGCTTTATAACAACGACGTCGAGCAACGTGATTTTGAACAATCTGTGATCGGCTGACCACAGATTCGGGGTTGTTCAAGAACACTCGGACTTGTTCCTCTGTCATAATGACTTCAGGGACAAGAGGCACTTTGAAGAACTCTTCATCAGTGAGAGGACGAATCTTCCGCATCGACCGTGGTACACGCATGGATAGCGTGGCCAAAGTGGTCGGTGCTTCAGATTGAATGTCATCAAAGGTGATGTCGGACTCGCAATCCAACATCGCAAACGCGCGATGAGCGCGTTTGGCGTCCCGTTTGAAAGGGACGTCTCGGTAAGTTTTTAGAATTGATTGTGGAATTCTGGGGTGCTTAGGGGCACTAGCCATCACTGTTTGTTGTTTCTGCATCTTAGGGTAAGGAACTAGAATGGGATGGAACAAATGAGAGGGGGGAAATTCCAATCAGAACTAGTGATCTGATCAAAATTGGG